ATCATGCATGACGTGGGCCTGGAGGGAGACTGAAGGGCCCATGAAAAGATATTTATGGAAAAGAAATACATACAGATCTTTGATGGTTATAAAGGCGCCTATGGTGTCGCTGATTGGACCAACGTTAAAATAGATCCAGTAAGTGGAAAGAAAAAGCCAGACTATAGATGGAACTACGAACCATTCACTGATCAAATCTTTATTGATCATTTAAACGGTGATGAATCTGTAGGTATTCAACCTACAAATGAAAACTCTGAAGTCAAGTTTGCACTTATAGATGTTGATCCTAAGAATTATGTGAACTATGACAAAAAATTTTTCATAGATAAAATTCAAGAATTTAAATTACCTTTAATACCCATAGAATCTAAAAGCGGAGGGCTCCATTTATTTATATTTATGAGGGAGTTTGTATCAGCTGCTTTATTAGTATCCTTTTTAAGCAATCTTCTTCCTCTCTTTAACTTAAAACCTGATAATGAAATTTTTCCAAAGCAAACTCAATTAACCAAAGACACAGAAACTGGTGAATTAAGACCAGGACAGTTTATTAATTTGCCTTATTACAAAAGAACCGAACGACCGGCTCTCAATGTAGATGGGACTCCTTTCACTTTTGAACAATTTATAAAAGTAGTCGAAGCTAATCTT